CTCTGATTTTCATACGGGATTCTTCCAAAATCTTAGCTCTGGAAATTAGATTGTGTCCCTCTTTGCGGGACTGTTCTGTCGCATTATTGATCGCGTTGATCAATGGATTTGTCTTGCGTTTCATAATCTCTCTTCTTTCTAAAGTTGTACTGGATCGGCTGATCCAGTGCATGGATTATATCACGGATTAACGAACAGTAACATTAAATTCAACATTACCAATTGCTTCGCTTACTTTCTCATCTAGGTTGTTTTCCATCCATGCTTCAATTGCATCGTCCGCGTTGTAATCGGTAACGTCAAAGTTATCTGACATCCAGTTACTGATTTTGTCATCAACAAGGTTATCAATGTGTTCATCGACAACATTACCGATAGCATCTTCGCGGATCAGTTTGTGCTCTGCGATCCGCTCGTCGATCAAGGCAATGATTGCAAGCTTCTCAGGGCTCGGGCCTTGGGACTGGGTCACTGCACTTTCGATGGTGTTTAGCACAACACCGAATGCAGTCCGGATTGCTACTTGGTCCGTGGCACTCAAAGTATTAATCATCATCTCTGCATAATTCAAAGCTTCTTGAATATTGCATCCACGTGATGCAAACAGATTATTGCGGAAGGGTGTTACTGGGTTGCTCATTGCGTTCTCTCTTCTTTCTAGGGTTGTATCTAATCGGCCGATTAGACAGTTGAATTATACATCGGTTTTACTGGGTTTGTACACGTATTCTTCAAATTCTTTTTTAATTATTTCTTCTAGTATTTCTCTTAACGTATGGTAATTAGCATCGGTTAACGCTTCGAGGAAAATGGCGCAAATGTCGGGGCCATCCCAATTACAGCGATACGAAACGTCCAACGCAATGGTTTGAATTTTGTGCTTGTCAATCATTTTGCCTCCACAATTTTTAACTTATAGATGAAATCTAAATCAGCCCCTACAAAGTACAGGGACCGGCCGTCTTTTAACTGGATATAGCAAAACGGATGGTCATCGGGATCAGCGGGATCCTCGCCAAACACCGCGCCCTCCAATTCTTCAGCAGTAACGAAAAGGCGGTCATCAAGAGTATCGTAATTGCTGAAGGTCCGCGAAGCAGGGACCGCGTAACCCAGTTTGATCAGATCATGCCTCATTTGAATAATGCAGTCTGGAGTGTTGTCACTCAAGCAAACAGGCGCTAAGTCAATCCACGTTGAATAATCTGTGCCCGTGGTTTCGTTGTGGGTGTAGACATTAATGTGGAAACATTCATTTTCATCGGGGGAATGAATGTTGAAGTCATACCCATCGATCCCGTGCCACCAGTCACCATCGCGGACAATTTCATGCTGATACTGCTTGATCAGGCCATCGGCAATTTGCTGTAATTGATCGTTAGTCATTTGATCTCTCCGAACAATGTGTAATGCGCGGTGAAGTCATTGCCATCCAGTGTGTCAGCGATACGCAATTTCTCACTTTCGCGCACATGTGATTGAATGGCAAGCAAAGCATCGGCCAAACGTTCCTGCCAATTGTCACCCCCTGCAATATTAATGTTGAGGGCCATTTGAATCGTATCCATCTCTCTATCCTTTCTGTTGTGGAGATCAAATTATACCACCGCGCCAGCACTTTGCAACAAATAAAACGAAAAAAGTATGCGGGCCCACCCACCCCCGCCACCACCTTTCAAGGGAAAAAATCAAAGAAAAAAGACGGCAGCAGAGGGGAAAACCCCGCGGGCCTAACGGCCCGCGGGCCATGGGCCGAGGCCCAAAGCACAAAAACCTCGGCCCGCAGAGCGCGGGCCGAGGGCCACGCGCCACGATTGACGCGTCGATCAGCAGGGGCCGAGGGCCTAGTTTATAGGGTTTACTTTACCGGCCACTTTATGCGTTTTTTGCATAACCTTTAAGAGGGAAAAGCGATATAATATCGCCCCTCCCGTTTTATGGTTAACTCGAGAGCAATTCCAAGGCCCTATTTTTCAAAGCCGCGCCGGTTCCAAACCAAGCAGATTCAATGCGGGTATTGTCAGAACGGCCGCGCTCATGATCAACTAATTCAGTGACCGCATTCAAGGCCGCCCACCGCGTGCCGGCCACGCCCACAATATCGGAACCGATAGCGCGCCCGTTGAATAATTCAATGATTCGCTTGAATGCTCTGCTGTCTTTAATCTCGATTTTGCCTGTGTGGTAGGGCTTTAATAATTCGGTTACAAAATCGTCCGCCTGTTCGGCCGTCATACTTTCACCGGCCAACTTGCGAGATTGAACTAAAAACCGCTCCCACTGGTTGGCCACGATGCCAAGCTGCAGCCGGACGTCGTCCGCATTGAATCGCTCACTGTGCAAAACCCTGATTTGTGATTCGCCGCTATTAATGGCCGCCGTAATTGTGTTATTGCATACCACGCGCACACTGGTGAACTTAGCTATTGTGGCCATGGTTCCATCGTATGACGTGCCAAGCAAAACATAAGGGCGCACCGTATCGCCTTCAACGATATCGGCCCCTTCGTTTACTTTCGCCAGAGCCCAAACCCTCCGGCCGTAACTTAGCGCGCCCGCGGTTTCCATGGTGAACCCGCCGAGATCCACAAGCTTACTAAAAAACCCCATTACTTCGGCCGGCTGCACTACGTTATAGCCCTGTGAGACTACAGCTAACGGCGCGCCGGTGTCGCTACGGTGTAAAACTTTACGATCAGGCCATGCTTGCGGAGCACTGGTGGCCGGTGTGTTGAATAACACAGGGCTCTCAAGTACATCATAAGCAAGGCCGGCCTGTTGTGTCCATTCCTGAATTGTCGCGCCTGCTGTTAGCTGTTGCCCTAGCTTATGCCATGGTGCAAGGCCTGAATAAGCAATCGCCGCGTTGCCTGTCGTTGTGTCGATCATGTGTGCCATTTTTCTCTATCCTTTCAAGGTTAATAAAAACCGGTTTTGTGCCGGTACATGAATTGTACATCATTTTTACAGTGTGCACGATTTATTTACAATTTATTTGTCTAATTTATCTGCCACCCAACACAGCAGCAAAAAAACAACTAATCCGGCAATTATCACGAGGCCCCCAATTCTAGGCCGCAATCGCCCGCGATGTGATGGCGCAAAAAAGAACCATGTGGAAGGGTCCGCACAAATTCGCGAAGGGCTACAGCATCATTTTTAGCGCCGTTTTTTCTCGTGTTGTGCCATTGAATAGCTGTCGGGCCGCTTGCAGCATAACACCCGCCGGCCGCATCAGTTCCCACTTTTTTCTTACCGGTGCCATGGGCAACAAATACAACGACAAATTCGCGGGCACCACGTGCACACAATGGCCGGCCGCCGCCGCACTGTTGGCAGCTGAAATTGTCGGCAAGCTCTGCAGGGCAACGGGCAAATTGCACGCCTTGAATTTTACGTGGCCATTGATCGGCCGATTCTAGGGGCGCAGCATACACAGCGGGCCGGCCTAATTCTACGGCGCGCACTGCTTCGGCCGTTGTGTCGCAGCTTGCGTTTATCACAGTTTTATTTGGCTGAGGGAGCGGGAGCGCTTCGGCCGCAAAATGCGAATATGTCCAAGCTTGGCCACCACGTGGCACGCTGTCAAAAACAGCTTGTAAATATTCACTGTCAATTTGTGATGTGCCGGTTTCACTTTTAGGGTGAAGGCTGCAGCTTGTGGGGCACGTGCCGTAAGTTTCATGTTCGCCGCTGCGATAAGTAACTGCTATTGGGCCGGTTTTGCTGTTGGCGCTGATTCTGACTGTTTTTAACATTTCTCTATCCTTTCTGTTGATGAAGGGCCCAGTATATCAACTTTAACGGCCTTTTGTGTGTGATATTTTCTAGGGGTTTTCACGCGTCGCACAATTAAGGGGCTACTGTTTTCGTCCCATGGCATGACCAAAAAAGGCAAGTCATCCGCGGACATAACGCGCATAAAATCACGAGCGCGAACAAGGGAAGGAAAAGAGCGAACAACACTCTGGGAATTGGGAAAGCACACGTCATATTTATAAATTGGCATTTTCTATCCTTTCTGGGTTAATCGTCGCGGTCGGTGTTCAACTCAAGGCGCGGGTATTCGTCTTCTATGAAGCTATCGTCAATATGAGCAATCCCTAAACGGGTGCCGGCGTCCCAAATCAAAACGGGCAAATCTTGCGGCAAATTAGCGAGCGCAGCCGACAAGGTGCGAACAGTCATGCCTTTATTTGTTCGGGCATGCTTCAAAGCGCAAAACCAAACCTCATACGCATCAGCAATCGACGAATAAACATCGTCCATCGAATCGCAAAATTCGCGGCTGCTGCGCTCGTCCGGATCAGCAGATAAAAAGCGAACTACATCAGCACGCGAAGCAACAGCAACGGCATGCTGATAAACGTCAAGGAAAGCCACTTCATCAAAACTTAAATTTTTCATTCTGCAATCTCCTGTAATTTTTTAAATGCTGCCTGTGCTTCTTCTAAGGTTTTACAATCTGTTTCATATTGCTCATTTGGATCACCCCAATGATCTTCAATGTAATACCCCGCAAGCACCAAACCCATTTCTATATCTCTTAATAATTCTTTCATTTCGTCACCTCTTCAACAGTGTCAATGATCCAACTGCCATAACCCGCGTCATCAAAATCACCACCATCGATTTCACGCGCCTTATCCCATGCTTGCTGCTCGTCTTCTGCTTGGACCAAGCAATAAACATAGCTTGTACTTGCTGCAATTACTTTGTATGTTTTCATTCTGTCCCCTCCACTTCGCTATCAAATGCATAAGTACTTGCAACAGGGTCCGTCATCTCTTCCATGGCCTTGTACACGTCCACCACTACGCCCTCATCGGTGCTGTGAATGCGAATTGAAAAACCTTTCACAGTAAACCAAGCAGCGCCCTCTGTGAGAACGTAATCACCGTCAACTAATTTTGTGTCCATCTCTCTATCCTTTCTAAGCACCGGATCAAGCACCGGCATCGCCAGTATAGCAAGGTTTTTGTACCTTGCAACACTTATTTACATTTATTTTACTAAACCTAGGGTTTCCTCTAGTTCCCCCCAAGGCATGCCACGCGATGGCCAACAGCGAAGGGGCTCAAGCTTTATGCCCTCTGCAGCCAATTTCATAACGTCGCTCCCCTGATACAAGCGAATGGTCGAGGGACGTAGTGTGTTACCCATGTCAAGCACAAGCACAAAGCAAGGCCTATCCTTGGCAGCATGCCGAGTCATAAAAGCAATTTGATGTGGACGCAGCCCCACTTTTAAGCCCTTGGCAACCACTTTCAATTCCATCAAAACAAAGTATTCCCCGACACCCACCAACATGTCAGGAATGCCAAGGTTCACACGATTCTCAATGCGTTCAATGCTGCAGTTGACAAGGCCGGCTTTCACCCTAGCCGAAAACCTAGCTTCAGGCGTCATCTGGTCCCCCCAAATCCTGCTCAAAGATGTCAAGCGGAGGCTGCTCCACTCCCGCGTCGAAATCGGGGTCTTTTTCTCTTGCTGCACTTTCAATCACCACTCCAGTGTCCGCATCGATTAAGGCAGTGGGTGGAGGCCCACCATACAGCTTTTTAAGCTCATCAAGCTTGCGCTGTACCTCTTCCTTGCTCATGCTGTCAATCGTGCCATGGCGGATCTCTTTGCGCTCCACATAAATTGTCCCCAAGGCTTGGCCCCTACGATACTCTGCTTGGACTGCTGCAGCAAATGCACCGGCATCCAATGCTTTATCGCGAATGGTCTGCAAATCGCGCATGTGGCGCTCGTAAGACGTGTTGTACTTGGATGCCAACTCAGCACGATAGGCCTGAATGGCCGCTACAACGTGCGGATTGATGTCAGGGTGGGTAAGCTTCCAAGCCATGACAGAAGCGCTGGTGGCCTTATATCCGGCCCTTATGGCTGCCTCTTTCATGGTCACCCGTCCGTCACCACTCACAAGCTCAGTAACAAAGGTCCATTCCTTAGGCGTTAGCTTCCTGCGCTGCTGCCGCAGCGGGGCCACTTCTGTGGTCATACGCTTGCGCGCCTTGTCAGGCATAACCGGTGGAACGTTGTAGACGTCTTTTTTGGCCATTAGCTGATTCTCCACAAGCGCCAACCATTGTCCACCTTGCGCAGCGTAAATACCCATTTGGGCTGATGCACACGTGTGAAGCGAAGGGCAGCCACACGACAACTCTCTGCTTGCTTGCGAATGCCAAACAAGATGCTGTCGCCTGCTTCCATATCCCCAAAAGGATATTTGGATCGATTGGTTGGCAGGGCTATTCCCTGATCAATGTGTACCATCATTAACTCCCGTAAAAGAACTACCACGAGTATATCGCGTGTCGTCCCAAGAGTCAACCAACAAAAGCAAGCAGGGAGCCCTATAGAACTTTTGGGGGGTGTAGTGTGTTTTTATTTTTTCACTTTTCATCTCGCGGAGCCCCCCTAGAAATATTACACTGAATCTCCAGACGTAATTTGCCGAATGCTCATAACGTGTTGATTTCTCTCACTTCTTACGGCATTACGTCTATTACGTCAAATCTCACAAAAATAAAAAAAAAAACATACCTTACCCCTAAAAGGTCTATAGCACCTAAACCTTAGTATTACTTTTTGAGCCATTTTCACCCCTTTTGACCCTCGGTCCGCGGTCCCCCATCCCATCCAAATCCCCCACTGTACATCCACCCAGTACAATAATGTGACACACTAAAACTCCAAAACCAAGGGAAAACCCCTAAGAAATAAGCTACTTTAAGTAATTGACATAACTTGCGTATGCTTTGATAATAACTCTGTCAGCATTGATAAAACGCTGACAAACTTCATTAACAAAGAAAGGATAGTGATATGGGTAAATTACCGGAGACACCGGATAAAAAGGTCGTAGAGATCTTGAACGATGCGCAGACTTTGCTTAATTTTTGCGAAAATACTTTTGTACAACCCTCTGACGCGTGGTTCGCGTGCCTTGTTTCTACAGCCATTTTGACTGCAGAATTAGACGTGCCTGTTGAGGTCTTTTTGGAAGGCTTTGAGCATGCGTACAAGGATGCGATGAAGACCAAGAAAGAAATGGGAGCTTCTTATGATCACTAATGCACATGAATCTATCTCTATTGACCGCACAAACGGGCGTGTAACGCCTTTTAACACTGGCAAGGTACAGATAGGGTTGTTGTATCAACCGCCGCCTCCTGAGATGACTTCTTCTGAGGAGCTTGTTCAGGCAGCTTTGATGGGATGGTCCTCGATCCATCGTCCTGTGCCCTTGTGGCCTGTGACGATCTGTTCGTTGATTGTGGGTTTTCTAATAATTTTGACTGTGGGGTAACAGATGAGCAATCAGTATGAGTTTTTGTACGAGTGTGATGAGTTGGGTTTAAGGCTCAGGTGTTTGTTTGAGTATGAGCCCGAAGAGATTGGCTCGGTAGAGCCGATGTCTGGGATGAAGTTGGAGCCGGACTACCCTGAGGTATGGACTCTTGTTTCGGTGTTCTTGCCTAACAGCAATTTGGACTTGAGCGGGGTTTTGCATCCGGATGTGATTTCTCAGATTGAACGTGATGCTGCAACTTATTTTGAAGAGACGAGGAACGTAATATGACTGAGCAAAGAGAACTGGAAATCCTGCGGCCATATGTTGCCGCATGCGGGGAGTTTGTTAGCAAGAACGCGGCATTGGAAAAGCAATTGAAGGCAATAGATCGTTTGTTGCTTGATGTGCTGATGGGGGATGTCGATCCCATGCAGGCCATGATCAATCGTCAGAAGATAAAGGATCAATTTGAGGAGCAAGCATGACGGGACGTTTAGACAAAATTCTGGAAGAGGGGCTGAAGAAGTCTTATTTGGATGGGTACCAGTTAGGTTTTAGGGACGGGTACAACGAAGCGAATGCTGAGCAGTTGGAGCAGCCACAGCCAAATCAGGAGGGGACAGTTTCGATAACAGTTCCGCAGCCTATTGGGTATCTTTGTGAGAACGCAGTAGGGCACAAGTACTTTAGGTGGAAGAAGCCGCCTAGCACGTATAAGCCGATTGCTTTGTATGCGGAGAAGTCATGACACAAGATGAAATCCTAGAGGCACTGCACAAAGTGGTGCAAGAGCATAAGCATTACACAACGTGGACTGTATCAACCCCGCACTTAGTTGCCTTGGTCAACTTAGCCATTGAGCGGGAGCGTGAGGCGTGTGCTGAAGTCTGCAAGAAACACGCTGATGTGTATGCGAAGCTTGAAAAAAATCATGCAACGAGCGCGGCATGGGCGGCTTGCATTGATATCCATGATTCCATATCCGAGCGGGGTGACGCATGAAACCACTAGCATGGTATGACCCAACTAACGGTGCGGTAAGCACAGACAAAGACAGCCCTCTGTTTACACCACTGGGTCAGGTGTGGGGTTTATATCTAAAGCAAGAAGGAGAAATCATGACTGAATGGACACCGGAAGAAGACGATGCCTTTAACGAGGTGGAAAAGCACAGCAATCTGGGCAAGCAAATCTTGCAAGATATTGAAGGGCAGCCGTATCACTTTGATCTTTATGTTTCTCCGATGCAGCGCAACGTGGTTCTTGAGGAGGTGGCCAAGGAAATTGAGAAGATGAAGGCTTTCGGGCCGGACACGACAGGCAGTTTCGCTGTCTACATCAGGAGCATGAAAACGTGAGCTTTACTAGTCAACACCTAGTGCTTGGAAGCAAGCAGCATGTCCATCCATTACAACTTTGTAATAAATGCGAAGAGATGCGGCCACCGGAAGGCGGGATACAAATGAGTGCAGCAAGGTGGATTTGCGCTTGCTGTTGGACCAAACGAGTAACGACAAGGAATTTATTAGAACATGCCAAGACCAAAACCCCCCGAGCCACTGATCGGAAGACAAGTGAGGATGTCTGACCGGCAGTGGATGATTCTCAACCAGTTGGGCGGCGCGGAGTGGCTGCGCGCCCTGTTAGATAAGAAGGCACCAATGCCTAAGAAATATTATGAAATCTTTAACAACCAAGAAAGTCGAAAATGAAAGCAACTAAACGTAAAGTCCCCTCTAAAACCAAACGCGCTCAGTCGTTTATAGAGAGTAATCCTGCTGCAGCACCGAATGAGGTAGCTGTCCGGTTTGGGTTGAGCAAGCAGGCAATCTATGGCCTGCGCAATAAGATGAAAAAGGAAGGTTTTGTGTTCCCGAAGAAGTCTGAGCAGTTGGCCACACTTGCCCCTGCACGCAAGGTCACCGTGTCTGCTAGTCAGATAGGAATTGCAAGAGCAATGGGCGTGCCGTTAGACGAGTACGTCAAAGAAGGATTGAAGCAGGGCGTGTTTAAGTACGACGACGAGCTTGAGCAAACGGGAATTGAGATGTACGACGATCCGTGGCAGCCGCCTGAGATGCCGCCAATGCCTGAAGTGGACGCAACCCTTGACGCTCGGGCCGTGGACTACGGCAAGTTTATCGAGGGCGCTGAAGTCATGCAGATGTTGAAACGTGTTGTACTGAATGCTTTGAATAATCGTGACAAGACGTTGGCACATGATCAGGCCGAAGCCATGGACATGATCATCCACAAGATTGGCCGGATTATCAACGGCAATCCTGATGTGGTTGACCACTGGCTAGATATTGCCGGCTATGCCCAGTTGGTAGCGGACCGCCTCAACGGCCGCATCCGCTGATTACTTTGCTTCTCCCCAGTTGGGTCCGACTTCCACATCGCACCGACTGGGGACCTGCATGTTGACGCACGTTGCCATAATTTCTGCTGCACGCTGCGCTTCTTCTTTTGTCTTGACGCTCAATGCCAGTTCATCGTGAACCTGCAGCATGGGCATGATCCCCTCCCGAGCAAGAGCCACCATTGCTGCCTTTGTCTGGTCGGCGGCCGAGCCTTGGATCAATCGGTTTAATCCTTTGTAGGTGCCTGCGCGCTTGATCCGTTGGCCGTATTCCATGACGGCTTGCTCACGTGGCAGCGCTTTGTTCACGCCCCACTCCATCGGCTCCCAAAGTGGAAACCGGCACTTGCGTCCGAGAAGGGTGCGGATGGATCCGTTGGATGCGGGATGCTCGATCCGTTTCATCACGGCATTGACAGTGCCCTTTAGGAATGGAACATTTTGATGGAACTTGTCAATAAGTTCCGACGCTTCGTCAAGGTTTAGGTCCAGTTGCGCTGCCAATTTGTTTTTGCCCATGCCGTACATCAAACCCAAGCCAATGGTCTTGGCAGCTTTTCTGTTGATGCCGGCCATCTCGGCAACCATCTGGTGAAAGTCGGTATTGGGGTTTTCCCTATAAGCAGAAACCATGATATCGGCTCCGGGTAAATCAAGAAGGGAAGCGTAGTGAACTAAAAGGCGTGGCTCCTGTGAGGAGAAGTCATTTGATGCCCACATCTCGCCCTCTTCGGGAAGGAACAGGCTGCGGACCATGGGGCCGATGATTTCGTGGCGGGCAGGGACCTGCTGCAAATTTGGATTGGCCATGGACAGACGTCCTGTAACGGTGCCGCCATCGTCTGAGCGCATCTGGTTGACGTGCGGGTGGATACGCCCTGTCTTGGCACTGAAGTTAAGGTACGGCTGCAAGAAGGTGCTGTGCGTTTTGTTGGTCTCGCGCGCCTCCACAATCATTTTGGCAATCGGGTGCTCACAGCCATCCAAGAAGCCTTTTGTAAAGCTTGGTTGGCCGTTCTCGGTCTTTGCGTAAGGAAGGTGAAGCTTGTCAAAGGCTAGGGCGATGCTTTGTGCGGCCCAGATATCGACGTTGGATCCGATAAGTGATTTGAGGTCCTTGTGGATTTGTTTCTCACGCTGAATCAATTGGTCGATTAGCTGTTCACATTTGGGGCGGTCAAACCGGATACCGCGGCTTGTCATGTTGTGCAGGACAGGGAAGGCTTCTGTTTCGAGGTTGAAGATGGATTCCACTTCATCCTGACGCATGCGGATCTTGAAGGCTTGCCACAGTTTCAGTGTGAGCGCTGCATCCTGCTCAGCGTACTCTCCCACATACATGGCGGGTAGTTTCCAAAGTTCTTTTTTTGGATGAACTCCGAAGTCCGCAGCGGCTTGTTTGAGCCCTT